ATTATTATGTTATTATACATTTCTTGCTATTATTCTTTGTATTAGATTTGGAGATACATTGAACTCTTTTCTACATATCTCTACCATTTCACCATATTTCATATTAGAATGTTTTAACCCTTCCCAATATGCTCTGATAATTGTGTTTCTTATTTCAGTATGGTTTAATAGCCTTTTTATGTTGTAAAACTCCAATGATGATATTGAAGTGTTATCCTTCATAATTGTCAATCATCACTATAGTTCTGGGTTCTTCCCCTTCTTCTATATATCTTTTAATTGAATTAAGTTCCACAACTTGTTTGTCATCTATAAAAAAGCCATCATCACCTTGAAGTGAATCAAGTACCATTTTAATAAGATTATCTATATCTGGTGTCTTGGTATAGGTTTGTGGTATTTTGTCCTTTAACATACCTTTAAACTTGCCCTGCCTATAATGTGATTTAGGTCTTGGCATTGCAAATTCAAGATTTAGTCTTATTGCATCTGTAAAAGGAAATTTAGGCTTGTGCCTATTAGCAAGTAATCTAAATTGTTTTTTATCTTTTTTTGAAGGGTCATAAGTCCAACGCCCATTAAATCTGTGGCGTTTTAATGCTTTAGGTTTAGCTATGACCTCAAAAAAGATTATGTATAAACTCCAATAACTTTACAGGTAATTTAGGTAGAATATAACCAATAAAACAAATTACCAAATACCAGCAATAAACTGCAATCAATATAAGTAACATCCATGCTATAAGTTTCATTTCTTCACCTCACAAAATAATTTGCATTTAGTACACATTGGTTTGTCATAATAAATTTTTATCTCTGCATTATGACAATCACTTAAAGGTTTATCTTGATTAGATACATTGAAATAAATAACTGTTCCAACAAATATGAACCAAGTTATCAAAACTGCTTTGTAGTTCATCATATTTTAAATCATTAATTCTTTTATTATTTTACTTCTAATAGGATAATGTACCTTACTGCCATCTGTTTCAAGTGGAAATGGCTGCATATTGCCATCATTATCAGTTAATGATTGTTGTGCTAATTTTTCCATACATTCCCAATCTGCAAAAAAAGTTTCATATTGCCTTCCATTTGGTGTATAGGTAACTACTTCTATTGCATAATATAAAGGCATCAAATTATTCCACCTTTTATATTCTTGATGCTGTTCAGGTTTTAGTGCTAACCAATCTACACCAAGTTGCTTATGCTCAACAAAAATTGGTTTTTTAATATTATCTGGTTTCCAACATATAAAATCAGGTGTTTTCTGTATGATTTTAGGAAGCTTCCAGAACTTGTTATTATCTTTTTCAGCCATGTGTATGCCATATTCATATATATACCAACCTTCAGATTTATATTGTTTTATAAATCTTTGTTCAGCTTCTATTGCTTTTTTTTGCCTTGTGCTAAAACTCTTATCTTCTCTACTCATCTAACTTCTCAATTTCTGCTAATGCTTGTTCAACTATACCTGTATAGTCATGTTGCATCAATGCTTCAAATGCTTGTAAACAGATTGAAAATTTAGCATTTAACTTGTGTAGTTCACTTCCTAACTTGTGATTTTCTTCAACCAATATATCTTCTTTCATTTTTTAACTCCTTTTTTACTCATCAATTTCCCTGCCAATTTATCTTCTAAAATAGCCATTTTAAAATAGGCTTCATAATACCATACACCATTTGCTGCACTTTCCAACTTATCCTTCTGTTTTTTAGATACACTAAATGGTTCTGCTTGTGTGTAATAAATATCTTTAGGCATTTACTTTTTCCCTTCTTGGTAATACTCTTTTTCCACAACATCTTGAATCTGCTGTTGATACCTCATAAGGAGTATAGAAATCTGACTTACCACAACCCTCACAATATCCCTTTTTATTAATACCACCACCATCAACCATAAAATCATCTGGTGTAAACTTCTCATGCAAGTCCTCTTTTACTATCTCATCATTCCAAGATTTTTGGTTAAGATATGTAGCAGGATTTTTTCTTCTTGGTTTAAATACCTTGCCTACTGTTTCAGTTTTTACAGTAACCTTTACATAATCTTTAGTATGAATTAAAATCTTTTCAATATCTTTCTTTGAAATTCTTTTCCATATTTTTTCACACCTATCTCTACCAATCTTAAAATCATATAAATCCCACCATTTTTCAAAAAAATCATACAATGTTTTATTATTCTTTAATTCTTTATTATTCTTGTTTGTATGCTTCTTTGGTGCTTCTTTAGTGCTTATTTGGTGTTTTTTAAATGT